TCGACAAAGCGCTGAGCGCCTTCCTCTCCTTGTCCTAAACCGGCGGATGCGTCAGCACAGAGTTGTATTAAACCGGCAGCGTTCTGGGCGCTATAGCCTAAATTAATCAGCTGTACACCCATTTTCTGAACCGCTTCCGGTTGATAGTTTGTATTACGCAATACGTCATTAAACGTCTGATACGCTTCTGTAGCGGACGTGGTATTGTATTTCAGTGCATCTAACTGTGATATCGTCTGCTGCGTTTTTAGACCAAGTTCAATGCATTGCGCCGTTAATGCTCCGATTGCGGCAACCGCACCCGTTACTATCGTTGCGGCCATTACACCCATAGATGTCGATAAGGCAGTGGTAAATCCCTGCGTGGTGCTAAATGTAGATGCAAGCTTTTGTGCACCGGCATCGGCTTGTCCCATCGACTTGGCCGCATTCTCAATTTCTTTAATACTGCCGTTTATTGCTTTTGCATATTGACTGTTCGTCTGCTTTTGTTCATTAATGCTCTGCTGTAGCTGGCGCATCGCGGTAGTTTGTTCCGCAGTCGCTTTGGTACCGTTTTGCGTGGCCTTTTCCATGTTGCGCAACTCCTGCTGCAATCCTTTAAGATTTTGGCATCCGTCAGCTAAAGCACTGTTTAATTTTTTAAGGCCGTCATCGCTGGCCATAGTCTCAATTGTTATTTTTGCATCTGCCACAATTCCCACCTCCTACAAGCTGATATTGCGTTTCAAATATTCTTCAAGACAGTTTTTGAAGTGTGCTTCAATCGCCGCCTTGTTGCTTTCAAAATAATTTCCTCTTGCCGGATAGACAGGTCCCTTTTCTCCCTGGCGCGGTCCGCTTTTCTTAATAATGTTTCCGTATGCGCCTGTGTTGTACCAGCGGGCAAAGTAATTTGCATAGATGTTTACCCGAATTCTGCCCGGTTCTACTTTGTATGTTCCTATCCGGAACTGACCGCTTGATAATGTTTTCCCGCCGAACGCTGTATGCGCATGCGTGGAATAAATAAAATATCTTGTCGCTCTCTGTGCCACTCTTGTTGCTTTTGCAACGTCTTTGTGATACCCATTTTTGATGTATTTTTCTATATCTGCATGTAATTCAATCAGTGTTGCCATATACAAAAACAGAGAGGGTATTTGCCCTCTCTGTCCTCCTGTTTTTGATTAGCCGCCGGCTACCGTTGCCTTAAATCCTGTTTTTTTGACCGGTGCGCCGGTGCCCGTAGCAGAAAGAGACTTCGTGATCATGTCTTCAGATTCCGCACTGATTTCCCAGCTTGTCGGTACTACTTTTACTTCGATATATTCCTTTGTGTCCAAATCTACAATGGCCATGTGCAAAGCTTGTTTTTCAGCCGTAATTTCATCATCAATCATAAATTCTTCGATCGCTGCCTGCGCAACATTATCTCTCAGCAAAATTACTTCTGCATTTACTTCAAAAGACTTTGACGTAATTGTGCTGATAGGCCAATAGCCATTATCTTTTGTCTGCTGACTGCTTGCCTCGGCCGACAAGCTCAACGCATTACTTTTAATGCCGCCAAGCAGCGTCCATACAGGCGCCTGTTCGGTTGCATTTTCCCCGTAGTTCAGATAAATTACGAGTCGCTTCCCGGATACGCCGGAAGCGTTCGCAAAAGCCGGATATTTTTCTTTTGCAATTGTAATCGACATCTTTTTTCACCTCATTTTTAAATTTGTATCAACCGTAAATCCAGTGTGGTGTGGCCGCTTTGCCACGTACCCTTGTCTGAAAAAATCGGCAAATTGATATTCATTTTCCCAAATGTCAGCGTGTCCAGTTTGAAATTTTCTGCCGCCATGGCATTTGTCAGCGCTGCCCATCCCGCATCACTGCTAAGATAGTTCAGTAATCGTTCCAGTTTGCTAATTATGACTGCGCGCCCCTGATAGTTGCTGTAGAGTTCCAACTCTACATAGACTTTCCATATCGCTACATCTTTGTTCGGTACGCAATCCGCTTCACTTTCACCGATAATCCCGTAAGCAATTTCCGCCTGATTTGCAAATGACTGTTCAATTTCCAAGATAGGACGGGAACAGTCAAACCAGCTTAAATCAAGCTCTGCGCTTTGATTGAGTACGCTGTATAGAGCCGCAATTACCGCATGAAAAGGAAGTTTGTAACTCATAGCATCCTCCCGTTTTGGTTAACCGCCGTTGCGGTAATTTGAACATAGTAAGGTACCCTGTCCGTTACTCTCTCGATGTTGTTTATGATCCATGTCATTCCCTTGTAAGACAGTCGCCAGCGGCTGTCTATGTCCGGGCAAATACGCTGTAGATCCCGAAACAGGAAATATCTTGTATCTGCTGTCACGTAATCTCCAACAAACTCCTGCTGACTAAGATTCTTAGATTCATACCTTGCGAACAGCGTCTTTGCCGGTATGTAGCTTACGCTTTGCAGACCGCCCAGTTCGTCCACAGCCGGTGTGCTGGGGCGCAACAGTGTCACTCTGCTTGTCAGCCTTCCCGGATTTATCAGCTTTCCCATGCAATCCTCCTAAAACCTTTTTCCAGTATGTTTCTGTCTCACCATCAATTTTTTCCACCGGTCCTTGCCTTTTTTTACGGTGTGAAGTCAATTTTTTATAACTCGGGGCTTTTTTCCCGTATGCAGCCCGGTAAGCCGGTAAAGCACAATCAATGATGAATAAATCTTCAAGTCGTTCATACCGGCGCAGATATCCTTCAAACAAAGCATCAATCTCCTTAACGGTATAGTTCGCAAATTGTTCCGGCGTAAGATGCAGTTCACCCAATGCGATGCCTTCTAATTCCTCAAGTAAATCTGCGACATTTGCATATCTTTTCCCAGGTCTTACGCTTTCTTCGCCGCCTGTGCTTTTTTTTCTCTTCCTAAAATCCCGCTCTTATTTACCGCTTCAGATACTTTTGCCATAATTACCGGCAACGTTAATTCTGCAACCGCATCTAAATACAGCTCTTCAAAGTAAGTATCTTTCATTTCCCGCAACGTCGCATCTCCGCCGATGATTCCATATTTAAACAACACAAATGTGTCACTTAATGAGAGCGGCGGGTTTGCAAATGTCAGCAAAAGATTTTTTCTTTGCATTTCTTGTTCCGCTTCAAATATGCATGCTACCGGAAAGCACAAGAAGTAGTTTTTGCCTCCGATTTTTACCGCTATCCGCTTATCTAAGATCATATAATTTAACCTCCTGTATTTTCTACGCTTTGACATAGACGCAACTGCTCAATCTGACCTACTAATGCAGAATTATGCAGGCCTTCCCCTGCGCCGCCTTCCGGATTGTCGAACATGATTCCTACAATCTGCGATACAACATTGATGTACTGTTCATTTTCGTAATCTGCCGCAATTCCCGTATTTGCAAGATATTTCTCTGCCGCTCCGACATAGGTACTTATGATTGCCTTTGTTTCGTCTGAGGTATCCTCAATGCGCAACAAATTCATGATGAGAGCTATGTTTTCTGTTGTAGCCGTCATGCAGATCACTTCGCTTTCTTAGTGCGAGTCACTTTCTTTTCTTCCGTCGTTTCCTTTAATTCCGGTTCGTCTTCCGGAGAAATTTCATCGGTTTCGCTTTGTCCCTGATTTAGATTTGTTACATCATCCGGCAAAATTTCATTTTCTGCCGGTTCGGAGAATAGAAATCCATTTTCCACCAATTCCGCAAATCGTTCTGGATCTTCTGTTTCGTAAATGTACCCTTCGTTGTACGGTTTATTCGCATCTTTTAAGTCAAAAAATGCTTTTCTTACTTTTGCTTTCATTTTTTCACCTTCTTTTTTATTCAAAAGATAAGGCCGCACATCATGTACGGCCTTACGTTATTTTAAAATTCGTCTTCACTTACGCCTTGGGACCTTTTTTCACACGGACAAACCCGTTCTGGGCCACCACGTTGCCGCCAGCAAATACT